GATATTTACTGCGCCGATGGTCATACCTTTGATGCAGAGGTACAGCACCCGTTACATGGTCGGCCATTCCGGCCAGAGATCACCACCATGATCGATATCGGCACACGTCGGGCGATTGGCTGGTCGGTGGGTTTGTCTGAAAGCGCGCTGGCGGTATTGGATGCATTACGTAATGCGGTAGAAAACGGTGGCATACCAGCCATTCTGTATGTCGATAACGGCTCTGGTTACAAAAAACCAGATGATGCTAGATGAGGCAACAGGTTTTATGGCACGGCTGGGGATAGAGATGCACAACAGCTTGCCGTACAACTCGCAAGCTAGGGGTGTCATCGAACGTTTGCACCAAACAATCTGGATCAAGGCGGCCAAAGAAGTGACTGGTTATATCGGTCACGATATGGATAGAGAAGCCAAGCATAACGTTTTTAAATTGTCACGCAAGGCGTTAAAAACACCAGCAGCGGGCGAAGCCGCCGTGATGCCGCTGATGGGTTGGCCAGCGTTTGTACCGTTTGCCAAAAGAAGATCGACGACTACAACAAAAAACCACATCGCTCATTGCCAAAGATGACTGACCCAGTGACTGGCCGCCGCCGTCACCAGTCACCGGATGATGCCTGGGCGCTGGCGGTAACCAATGGCTTTTCCGCGCACTTGATCAGTAAGGAAGAAAGTATTGCGCTGTTCCGCCCACAGGTACAGAGAACTGTGCGGCGTGGTGAAGTCGAGCTTTTTGGCCAACGTTACTTTAACGCGGCACTAGAAGAATTTAACGGTGAGATGCTGCCGGTTTGCTATGACATCCATGACCCGAAACTGGTCTGGGTCTACGCAGTAGATGGTCGCTTGATTTGCGATGCCGAGATCGATGCCAACAAGGTCGACTTCATGCCGAAATCAGCTCTGCAGCAGGCCAGCGAAAAGCGCACTGCCGGACGTGAAAAGCGCCTGAAAGTCAAATTAGGCGAAATCCACGCAGAGCGCGATGGCGCATTGGCTTTAGAAGTGAGCCAGGGCGTTGTCATCCCGTCGAATATCAATGAGATCCGCCAGCGCTGGGCAATGGAAGCGGATGAAGCGGTCTTGATACAAAGCGTTAAACCAGTAGTTGAAATGGTGCAGGCAGCAAAGGTCGAAGTGGTAGCAGAAGTGGAAGTGAGCAATGTAACGGTATTGCCAGAGTCACCCCAGGAACGCTTTAAAAAGTGGGTGGCACTGGATGAGTATGTAAGCCAAGGGGGCGTGATGGATGACCCGAAGCTCACTAGGTGGTACGGCAGCTATCAGCAATCGAATGAGTTTAGAACGTTTGATAAGCGCGGATAGCGATGCAAGAAGAAGGCCAGATAGAACAAAGCACGGTGGCCACCGTGCTTTGTATGAACCAAAACTAACACAACAGAAGGAATTATGACTATGAGTAACCCGAATAGCAAGCTTGAGACGAAACCGAACATCGCACGACCTAAGGGCGGCGTGGCAGCCATCGCCACGTTTGATCTGGTGGCGGCGACACTGGAACAACTGACGAATCGCCGCGTCGGCATGGACGGTATCGGTGTGCTGTACGGCCCATCCGGCTGGGGCAAGACCTTTAGCAGCAATACGCTGGCAATGGAAACCCGTGCTTATTTTGTGCAGATGAAAGCGGTCTGGACTAAGAAAACCTTTCTGCAGAAGATTCTGGACGAGATGAAGTTTGACTATGACGACCACTGTTCTATCCCTGAGCTGTTCGACATGGTGACGAGCCAGCTGGGCGCATCCAGGCGCGTGTTGATCCTGGACGAATTCAACCGCGCCATCGAAAAACCGATCTTGGCGCAGATTACCCGCGAAATCTTTGACAGCACACAGACCCCGTTGCTGCTGGTCGGTGAAGAGCAACTGCCGAACGTGATGGGCGCGCTCACAGTTTAAGCAGCTATATCGCCGCGTGTCAGCCTGGGCCGAGGCGCAAGACGTGACAGTAGCCGATGCGGCCAAGCTGGCACCGATTTACTGCCCTGGCGTAGATTTTGAAAACGCGGCACTGACTGCTCTGGTGACATTTTCTAAAGGCTCGGTCAGTAGCGTGGTCAAGTGCTTTAACCAATTACAAGAACATTGTTTAACGCATGGCATGGACAGCATGGACTTTGCCAGTTTGCAAAAAATCGCATTGCCATCCTCAACCCACCCGAAAAGGAAAATCTGATGGCGAAGAAATCTACTCGTGAGATGACAGGCACAAAGAGCCCGCGTCAGCGTGTTTGGGAAGCGATACGCCAATTGAACGCACTTAACAATCAGCCCTTCACCAGAAGAGACGCGGCCTATATTGCCAAGCAAGATGATGAGATGGTCAATGACTATTTTAAAGCCCTCGACAAAGCGGGTTTTATAACAGTCATTGCAACTCAGAAGATCAATGATCTGTGCGCCAGAAAAGCCTACAGGCTGGTGATTAATAGTGGCATCGAAGCACCACGTATCAATCAGGCGGGTGTTGTAGTCACGGAAGGTACCAGCAATGAGCGGATGTGGGGAACCATGCGGCGCTTGTTCACGGGGCAGGATTTTAACCATACTCAGTTAGCTGCCTTTGCCTCGACGCCGACTAGCCAAGTGTCTGATGCAACTGCCAAGCGCTACATGTGGTTTCTGCACTCAGCCAAGTATCTGGAGTGTACCGTGCGCCAAAAGCGCGGCCAGCCAGCGCGCTACCGGTTACTGGCCACGATGGACACTGGCAGCCGACCGCCAGCGATACAGCGAGCTACGAGTGTGATTGATCAAAATACGAATCGTGTGATGTGGGAAGAGAAAAAGGGAGAAGAAGATGACTTGGTGTGAATACATGAATGCCGATTGGTTTAAAGCTTTGCAGCTTGAAATAGCCGCCAGCAACAAAACCCAGGTGGCGTTAAAAATGGTCGTTGACCGGGCTACGGTATCGGCCATCGTGAATGGCTTAGCCGCATACGGTAAAGGCACCGCAAAAACGACGAACTTTGAGCGTAAGTTTCGCCAGGCGTATGAGCAGCTTGATTGCCCATACGCTGGCAAGCAGGTCGGAGGGGCATATTGCCGCGAGCAGGCATTGTGCACTGCGCCTACTCATAACCCGCTGCAAATGCAGCATTGGCAGGCTTGCCAGCAATGTAGTCACAAGCCACGGCCAGTGGTGACAGTTGTTGCTCCAGTTGTAGTCAATAAATCTTCTGCTGCTAGCCAAAGCCTAGCAAGTGTTGGAAAAGCGAAAAGTCCACCAGAAGCGGAAGACGAAGGTTGGTATTGCATCGGTAGCATTCAAGATAATCCCTATCCAATAGAAGATGCTCGTAGTGATTATTGGGACAAAGGGTTTAACGATCGCCGTGCTTTCGATACAAAGCAGTCTCAGCGGATAAAACAGAAGGATGGAGATGCGCCATTTCTCCAACAAGCAGGAATCATCGATACCGTCACTTTGCCTTTGCCAGAGGTAGGTGCGCCACAAATCGCAAAACTAACTGAACAGGTGCAAGCATGAAAACGAAATTAAACGCAGAACAAGTGCGGAACAACAACGCTTTTATTGATCGACTGCTGGTCACGATGACGTTAAAAAACGATGCTGCCCTATCCAGGGTTCTGGAAGTAGCACCACCTGTGATTAGCAAAATCCGCAATGGCTTTTTACCTGTTGGTGCCACCTTGTTAATCAGCGCCCACGAAGAAAGCGGCCTTTCGATTAAAGAAATGAAGGCTGTTCTGGCACCACAGGCAATGCAGGTGGCAGTATGACGCAACTGACTGAAACACAATTTTTGTCTGATGTGGCTGATCACAAAATGATAGTCATTCGCGACGATGGCGTTCACCGACACATTCGGTTTAAAGACCCAGAAACAACCTGCTACCACTTTGATCTGATTACTTGGCCTGGTTACCTTTGCTATACCGGTGACATGGGAACCTACGTGTTTCAGCGACTCGCAGACATGTTCGAATTTTTCCGCACTAACCGTGAATGCAAAAATCGCAATGGCGAAAAGCTGTATGTAAATTTGTCCTACTGGGGTGAAAAATTGCAATCGGTAGATCGCGGCGACGGATACCGAAATTTTTCAGCAGATAAGTTTCGGGAAAATGTAATGAGCTGGATAGAGGATCGCGGCCTGAATGGAAAGCTAGGCCACGGGCTGCGTGATGAACTTGAATCAGACGTCTTGTCTTGCGCAGAATATGAGGGATGCAACGCGGCATACCGTGCGGCAGCAAACTTCAAATACAACGGAAAAGAAATATTCACGGACTTCTGGGAAGTGGATAGCGACGATTACTCACATCGCTTTCTTTGGTGCTGCTATGCGTTGGCATGGGGAATTGAACAGTACGACATTGCAAAATTATCTGTGGAGGTGCCAGTATGAAAATCACAAAATTGCAGGAAGCTGCCCATAACCACATCCTGTTAAGTGAAATGATAGGCAGCGTTAAACGCATCGTCAAAGCATGGCAGATCTGGCGCTTAGATTGCCAATACAGCACCCTTGGTGACTATGCCAGTGAGTTACAGGCAAACCAAGATGCCATCAAAGCTAAACGTCAAGAATTGCTGTTCCGTCGTTCTGATTTGCGTGTCTCGATGCTTGAATTGGGAGGGCGTTGAGATGACGAGCCCTATGCAAAAAATGGAAGAAATGCTGAGCGCTGGAAAACAACCCAGCTATACCGATCTTGAAGATGTGTTGGCGCATTGTCTGATCGAACGCAACGCCTTCCAGGAAACAGCATGTGACATGAGTAAGTGGATGTCGTCATTGGTAACAGCGCATCTTTGCAAAGACGCATTGGCAATCAAAGACATCCTGGACGAATTTATCAAGCAAAGAGTAAAAATCGTCCACGCTGCAAAACCAACGGCTCACTAAATCATATTTAACGCACCAAAGGAAAAATTTATGGTTGAGCGATTAGATCCTGGTCGATTGGTCGTCATTGGCGGTAGCGATGAAGACATTAAACGTTTTATTGAAAGCGATTTTCGCATTCGTAGCGGGTTATGTCCGAATGGTCATGGATTAATGAATTCGATTAACGGCGGTCAGCGTTGCCCTCATTGCAGCTTCGAGTGCAATAGACCTTCTGAACTTAATAAACAATAGAGAGGAAAACCCATGAACCACTTTACCCCGCTAACACCCTGGCCAACACTGCCAGACCGCGATGCAAAGCCAGACCAGCAGCAAAAGAAAACCCCGATCCCCATCGGCCCTACCAATGTTTAACGGAGTAACACATGAACACACGTCAACAATTTGAAGTACCAGAAGGCTATCGTAAAGATGCGCAAGGCCGCCTCTGGCCGGAGTCCACAATCAAGCCTATCGACAAAGCACGCGATGAGCTAGTGCAAGAATTGATCGAAAAGGCCATCGGTGTAAAGAGTGAACTGAGCACATTTCGCTCAGCTGCATTTGCCGATATTGCAGCTTTTGTTGAAATGAGCGCGGAGGAATACGACACAAAGCTCGGCGGCAAAAAAGGAAATATCACGCTGTTTAGTTTTGATGGAAAGTACAAAGTGCAATTTGCCATCTCAGAAAACATTCAGTTCGACGAGCGCCTGCAAGCCGCCCGTGCCTTGATCGATGAATGTATCGCTGAGTGGAGCCAGGGCAGCAGCCCAGAGATAAAAGTGTTAGTGCAAGACGCATTTAAGGCAGACAAAGAGGGCAACCTCAACCATGGCCGCATTCTTGGCCTGCGCCGCCTGGACATCAAGGACAAGCGCTGGCAAAACGCCATGTTGGCCATTGGTGAGTCTATCCAAGTCGTCGGCAGCAAGCAGTACATCCGTTTCTATGAACGGGTGGGCGAGGATAAGTACGAGGCAATTTCCTTAGATATTGCAGCAGCATAAATTTACGCGTCTTCTGACCCACGATACGGGTCACTTTTTAAAAATTTAACGGAGTAATACATGAACAAGCAAGAACTGATCGCTGCAATTCAAGAGCATGCTACCCAATATAAAGACTCTGGTGTACAGAAAAATACTGTTGAAGCTGTATTGAATTCATTGGCTGATGTATTGAACCAGGCACTGAAAAATGGTGAAGAAGTCGCCTTGCCTGGCATTGGCAAATTTAGTGCTGAAGAGCGCGCAGGGCGTAAGGGACGCAACCCTGCAACCGGGGCAGAGATCGACATCCCAGCAAAGATCGTACCGAAGTTTAGCGCAGCCAAAACCTTGAAGGATGCAATCGCATTTGGTTAGACCTTAAGCGAAACCATAGCGAGATGTCTTCGCTATGGTCTGCCGGACGGGGTTGTCCGGTACTGATGAGCAGCCAAGGAGTAAAGATGATCACAAAAGAACAATGGGAAGAAGTTGAAAATGAACTATCTAGGCCATGGGGAACTGTTGAAATGCTGATCGATGGTTTCAAAGTCAGCCTGAGAGTTGAGCGCGTTAAATCTTTGAAGTACACCATCATGACCTACGTCAACGGTCAATTTTGCGGTAAGTGGATGAACGATGACAGCGACGAAGGGAAAAGATTTTTTACCCAAAATCGACATTTGCTTACGACACAAAACATCGGGAAGAGCTAATCAAACTCTATGGCGGTAAGCGCTGTCCAAAAGCGAAGATAGAAGAATTCAATAAAAAATTTATCATCAAAATGCCAAACTGGGGCAGTGTTAAAACCATGCGTCGCCATTTTGAAAAAAACAACCAGAGCCTTGAACTTGTAAAAGTTGGATTCTAATCATGAAACCATTACGTAACGCGACCCAATTGCGCACTGCCGAAATGGCGCAGATCCATATCGCCAAAAAGCAATTGGCGCTAGAAGATGACGCCTACCGCGCCATTCTGCTGCAAGTCACTGGCAAGACCTCCAGCAAAGATTTAACGTGGCAAGAGCGTAAGGCATTGCTAGATCATTTTAAGAAAGTCGGTTTCAAGGTCAAGGCCAAGACAGCGGGACGCGCAGCGCCGGTGGTCACTAAAGAGCGCCAGGCCATGATCGGCAAGGTCGAAGCACTGCTGGCCGAGGCCAAATATCCTTGGTCGTATGCAGATGCATTGGCAAAGAAAATCTGCAAGGTAGAACGAATTGAATGGTGTATGCCTGAGCACCTTGTGAAGATCATCACAGCTTTGACCAAAGACGCACAGCGTAACGGCCGAGCCACAGCATGAGCACGCCACGCACCCCAGACGCTACAGTCCAGTTGCTGATCACCTTGATCGGTGAGGCCGCTGCGATGCGCATGATGGATGTGCAAGCGTTTGGCGGTGGTGCGTTTACCTTCCCTAAATCCGACATCGGTCTCGGTGCACAAAGCTTTGCGTATTTGGCCGAGGTCGTCGGCGCCGACAAGGCGCAGCGTCTGTGCCGCCATTTTGATGGCGAGACACTCTATGTGCCGAAGATGTCGCAATACTTCCGAGACCAGCGTAACCAGCGCATTGTCGCTAGCTATAGAACCGGAGTCACTGTACGTGAATTAATGCGTGAGTATGGATTATCAGATCGCCAGATATGGACGATATTAAAGACAACAAGTATGGAACCTATCGTTCAATTAATCTCCCTAGTGCAAGACAGTTTGTTTTAACGACAATCCTCAATCCCCCCCTTGAAGTGCTTCATATAGATATGAACTATTTCAATCTCTACACTGGTCTCCGAATTACAAACTGCTTAAACGCAATAGGAGATGCAGTATGTCTACACATCGAAACCCTGATAGTACTGCTGAATTATTGATCCGATTGATCGGTGAGGCTGCAGCATTACGATTAATGGACGTTAAAAGCTTTGGTGGCCGCAGTATCGACTTCCCTAAATCAGAAGTCGGACCAGGGGCACAGAGTTTTGCTGCCATTGCTGAGGTGATCGGCATGCCGCACGCTAAGCGACTATGTAAGCAGTTTGGCGGTGACCGTATGTATATTCCTAATTTACGCCTACATTTCATGGCAAAAAGGAATCAACGCATGGTGACCGCTTATAATACCGGCACGTCTATCGGCGAACTGGTACGGGAACATGAAATATCAGATCGCAGAGTACGCGATATTTTGAAATCAACGGATATGGTCAATACCCAACACCTGGTGCGGGGTGTGCAAGAGAGTTTGTTTTAACCAATAGGATAACGATGAAAACCTTGATTGCTGCGTTAGCTCTGATAGTCGCAGGTTCGGCCAATGCTGAAATATATAAATGTACCGTCGATGGTAAGACCTCGTTTTCAGAGGCACCGTGTATCAATGCTAAGGCTGGTGGTGCGATTAAGCTGAAGATAGATGAGCCGAGTGCAAAGCCTATGCCTCCCATTGCAAATGCGGGTGCCACTACAAGTGCAGCGGGATCATTAAGTGACAAGGACAAAGCAGACCAAGACTTTAGAGTGCGGCACCGTTTGCGTGCGATAGAAGAAGATATCACCAGAGCACAAACGCAAATTCGATCATTGAATAGCCAAATGGAAAATGAGATGGATAACTTGCGCGCATCAAAACGCATATCCAATAACAATCTGGCAGGTGCCACTCGTGATGTGAGTATCAGTGGGGAAATGGAAGCCGTCGCCAGTAAATATACCAACAAGATTAAATCGGTAGAGGTTGAAATTGAAACCCTGCGGCAAGAACGTACTAAGTTGCAAAAATAAATATTGGTGGGGTGTGGGAGCGTTTGTTTTAACCAAGGGATTGTCATCATTCGATGCATAAATCACACTCTCGCAACTCAAACAAATAAAAGGAATAATTTAGATGTTAAAAATAGCCCCATGGCCTGATTTTCATGGAATGGAAATCCACGATGGCGATGTTATTACCCACCCCTCTGGAGAGTTTGGCACAGTAGTGTTTATACCGGAAGAAGAAAATTTATCAGATCAGTGGCGCGTCGATTATGGTTCTGAAATAAAATCGCGACTCTGTTTGCAAATCGGAGATAAAGGTATGGCAGTAGTAACGATTCGGCAAGAAGAATAGACCTAGTCGTATCCCTTCACTTAAAAGGCCGCAAGCTAAACCCTTGCGGCCTTTTCATATCTCCCTGAACCCTATCCCCTAGGTTCGCCTTCTTGCTCTCCATAAACTGTTATCTGGATTAACACCCTTATATCTATTCCACAGTTTAGGAGCGCATGATGAAAACTTTTCCCCGTATGACGGACTGGCTGCTGGCAGCCCTAGTCTTATCCCTGTTGATCTTCGCGCTGTCCCCACAGCAGCTGCCTGTTAGCCTCTATAAAATCAACCTGATCGCCATTGCCGGTGTCGTCGGCTATTGGCTGGATCGTTCCCTGTTCCCGTACGCCCGCCCTGACAGTTTCTTGGCGCATGATGAAGAGCAAGACACTAGCATCGACGGCGGTGGCCTGATCTTTGAACTGGATCAGTTTATCCAGAACGACCTGCTGTTTGTTGCTGCACAGATCCGCCGTGCCATCATCGTCTCAGCAAGCATGATCGCTGTTGGTCTGGGGGCATAACATGCGTCGCCAATTCACAATACTGGCGGTATGGGGTGCGCTGGCCTCGTGCTCGCTGCTATCGGCGTATGCGCAAGACATCCCCCGTGCCGCAGTGCCGCACCGTGCCGAGTTAACGCGCATTGCCCACGCTAGCTGGGGGCTAGATGCACCCATCCCCCTGTTTGCCGCCCAAATACAGCAAGAAAGCGCCTGGAACCCTGAGGCAAAATCAGGTGTCGGTGCCGCTGGTATGGCGCAGTTTATGCCTGCCACCGCGCAGTGGTGGTGTGCGTTAAACAAACTGTCGGCAACCGAATGCCAGCCCCGCAACCCGGTATGGGCCATGCGCGCCCTGGTCGGCTATGACAAATGGTTGATCCAGCGGGTGCGGGGTGAGTCAGAGTTTGACCGCGCCTGGGCAATGCTGCGCAGCTATAACGGCGGTCTGAGGCATTGGCAAAAAGAAGCCGCATTGGTGCAGCCAGCATTACACCATGCTGCTATCGACCAGGCATGTGGACGTACCAGTCGTAGCCCTGTGCATTGTGCCGAGAATCTGGGATATCCCGACCGTATCCTCAATCGCTATCAGTCACGCTATGCGAGCTGGGGCAGAGTCGTGGCGGCGACATGATGCTTACCTCAAAAATTTATCAATTTGTCTGTTGCATGCTGCTAATAGCGCTATCTCTCATGTGGGGCAAAGCGCTACGTTTAGAAAGTCAAAACGCGAGCTTGCGCGGTGACATTAGCAGTATCAGGCAAGCGCACAGCGATCAAGTAGCGCAGACGGCCAGCGCTGCACTCCAACGCATCGTCGTGGCCAATCAACGGGCCGACAGCTTGCAAACTGCCCTGGACGACACCGAGCAGCGCCTTACTACTTCAAAAATGGAGATACAACGTGAAATCAAACTTAACACGACTGGCCGTGCTTGTCTTAACAGTCGCACTGTGCGCCTGCTCAACGATCAAGCAGCAGGAAGTCAGCCTGCAAGTTTGTCCACGCCCTCCAACGGGCCTGCTGCGGACAGTACCAGCGTTGCCACAGATACCGACGTCGCCAGATGGGCCAACACGGCCATCACTCAATACAACATTTGCCGCGCCAGACTTAACGCCTTAATTGCCTGGCATAACCCAGAGGATACGCATGACTGATATCTATGACCGTGCAGCACTGCAGGAAGAGCAAGATCGCGATCGAGCCTTACGTGAACAGCATCGCCGTGCCGGTTTAGCGGGTAAGACCATAGCCGACAGTGCGGAAGACTGCAATGAGTGTGGTGAGGAGATACCGTTAAAACGACGTACGGCGGTGCCTGGTTGTCAGTTTTGCGTCACTTGCCAGGCCCAGCGCGAAAACGAATTCTATCAACGTTAAACATTGATCAATATAGGTCCCCATGGCTACCAGACAAAACAACTCTCGCAAAAAACAACCAGGTGAACGCATGGACATCAGCAATAACGATCTCGCACGAATTTTAGGCAATATAGAAGCCAAGGTCGACGTACAAATGCAGGCGTTAAATCGTCATGAAAACAGTCTTTTACGCGTAGAAAAGGCATTAACAGAACGTGCGGACGGCTTGGATAAGCGTTTACGTGAAGTGGAGCAGGCCAATCCTGTGGAGCTGGCTAAATCAATTAAATCGCATGGCGAACGTCTCAATATTTTAGAGCAAGGGTCGGCCAAGTCTGGCCTGATCGCTGGCGTTGGTTCTAGCCTTGGCATTGCCGTCATCGTTGAAATCATCAAACGGAAGATGGGACAGTAAAATGGCTAAGCCTGCCGTCATCCGTGCCAAGTGTCGCAAGCACTATGTGTTTGATCGTCTCTCCCTGGAGCAAGCCGCCAAGCTAGTCGAAGTCACTTACAGCACTGCCAAACGCTGGAAGGAAAAAGCGGCCTCTGAGGGCGATGACTGGGATAAGCTCAAGAATGCCTCAGCTTTGGCCGGTGGCGACATCGAGCAGTTGTCACAGCAGATTCTCACTGAAATGCTAGTACAGTTTAACAGTGTGCTAGAGCTGATCAAAGCTGACGCTGAGATGGCTGCGGTCACCCGCGTAGAGTTGCTCTCATCGCTGATGGATAACATCCATAAGTCGATGTCGGCGATGCGCCGATTTCTGCCGGAGACCAATGCGCTGGCGATTGGCATGCAGGTATTGCGTGGCATGGCAGAGTTTGTGCAAAGCCGTTTTCCTCAACATGGCGCGGCATTTGTTGAAATTTTGGAGCCGTTCGGCGATGAGCTGGCGCGCATCTTGGCTGAGTCAAAATGAAAATCAAAGACCTTAAGCTACAGATCGCGGCCTTAGCCGGGCAGTTTCGACTTCAGATTGAAGCCGAATGTGATGGTTTTAACCCCAATCCGGCTGAGAGTGCAAAGCGCGTTAAACAAGCGCAGAACGATTACGAGTTCTTTGCCCGTACTTACTTCCCGCATTATATTAAGCATGACAACGCCGTGTTGCATGACTACCTATACAAGCGTTTGCCTGAGTTAGTCGATGCGCCAGAAGGCCAGCATGAGGCGATTGCCGCTCCACGCGGTAATGCTAAATCTACCTTAGTCACACAGATCTTTACTCTCTGGTGCGTGGTCACTGGCCGCAAGCGCTACCCGCTCATCATCATGGATGCGCTGGATCAGGCTGCGACTATGTTGGAGGCAATCAAGGCTGAACTGGCATTTAACCCCCGTCTGGCAATGGATTACCCCAATGCCACTGGGCAGGGACGTGTCTGGCAGGTCGGCACTATTACGACTGCCAACGATTGCAAGATACAGGCGTTTGGCTCCGGCAAGCGTATGCGAGGCTTACGCCATGGACCTTATCGTCCTGATCTGGCCATCGGCGATGATCTGGAAAATGATGAGAACGTGCGCAGCCCAGATCAGCGTGACAAGCTCGAGAGCTGGCTCAAGAAGACAGTGCTGTCACTCGGTGCTGCAGACGACACCATGGACGTGATTGTCATCGGTACCATCTTGCACTATGACTCCGTACTCTCCAGATTGCTGAAAAACCCGCTGTGGAAGCGCAAGAAGTTTAAGGCCATCATCGACTGGCCGCACCGTATGGACTTATGGGATGAGTGGGAAGAGATCCTACTCAACACCGATGATGAAGGCGTGAGCGCCAACCTGTTCTATCTGGCCAATCGCGGCTTCATGGAATTGGGGGCAACGGTCTGCTGGCCTGCAGGCCAGCCACTGTTAAAACTTATGTTAAAGCGCGCCCGTGATGGACATGCCGCTTTTGATTCAGAGCAACAGAATGACCCGGTGTCGGGTGACGATGCACCATTTGCCAATGGGATCATTCAGTTTTGGGTCAACCGCCTTGCGGACTGGATCTTCTACGGGGCCTGCGATCCGTCTCTGGGCAAGCATGGCGCAAGCCGCGATCCTTCCGCCTTGCTGGTCGGCGGCTATAACCGCAGCACAGGTGTGCTTGACGTGGTCGAGGCCAAGATTGCCAAGCGCCTGCCTGACAAGATCATCAGCGATGTGATTGAACTACAGCGGCAATACCGTTGCCTGCTGTGGGTGGTCGAGTCGGTACAGTTTCAGGAGTTCTTGCGCACTGAGCTTATCAAGCGAAGCGCCAAGATGGGCATTCCGGTACCGGCACGCTCGGTCATCCCGCACACCGATAAATTGCTGCGCATAGAAAGCCTGCAACCGCATGTCGCCAATGGGCTGATTCGCCTGCATCCATCACAGAGCACGCTGATCGAGCAGCTCACGCACTTCCCCAAAGGCGACCATGACGACGGCCCTGATGCCCTGCACATGCTGTGGATGGCGGCGGTATCGTCTGGCGTGTTTGAGTTTCAGGCGGCGAGTAATAGCAAACGACATAGCAGCGATCAAGACGAACGTTTTGACGATAACGATTACCAGAGTGCCGGTGGCGGCTGGTAGGGAGAAAAAATGATAATCAATGATTCGATCATAAACAAACGCGAAGTATCAGCATATTTTAACGATAGCGATTTATCCGCGCTCCTTTCTCAGAAAGTAGCGGCTGACACTGGGTTTTTAATTGATCCACGAAAAACAAAAATCAGCGTCAGTATTTCAAAAAAAGATACGGGTGCAGGTTTTACCAATTATGCCGAGGTCACATTGACCAATGATTTAACGCCTACTGAAGAATAGCGAGTTTCACATGTCACAAATCATCGACATCCACGGCAATCCCATACAAAGCGCCATCCTGCGCGAACCTCAGACTGCCAAGCTGATGCGATTGCATCAGGAATACGCCAATCACCCCAGTCGTGGCCTCACGCCTGCGCGGCTGGCCAGCATTCTGCAACAGGCCGAGCAAGGCAATCTGATCGCCCAGGCGGAACTGTTCGCCGATATGGAAGAAAAAGACGGTCATCTGTATGCCGAGATGCACAAGCGCAAGCGTGCCATCCTTACCATAGACTGGGAGATACGGCCGCCCCGCAATGCTAGCTCTGCAGAAAAAAACCAAGCCAGTTATTTAACGGAGCTAGTGCAAGACTTGCCCGGATGGGACAACCTACTGCTGGATGCCTTAGACGGTATTGGGCATGGCTACTCATGCATAGAGCTGGAGTGGCTACTGAGCGGTAAAGAGTGGCTGGTGAAAGCAGCAACGCACCGGCCGCCAAGCTGGTTCACGGTCAATCGTTTTGACCAGAATGATTTACGCCTACGCGACAATAGCTCCAACGGGGCCGAGTTGACCCAGTTCGGATGGATCGTGCATAAACACCGAGCAAGGACCGGCATGCTGGCACGCACTGGTTTGCATCGCATGCTGGCCTGGCCGTTCCTGTTTAAGAACTATGCGATCCGCGATCTAGCTGAGCTACTGGAAATTTATGGCTTGCCAATTCGCCTGGGTAAATACCCGCCAGGCACCGGCGATGCAGAAAAGGCCACGCTACTAAGAGCGGTGACGCAGTTAGGCCATGCAGCGGCTGGTATCATCCCTGAGAGTATGTCGATAGAATTCCAGAAGGCTGCCGAAGGTAGCCATGACCTTTTCCAGGCGATGATCACCTGGGCAGAACAAACCATGTCTAAGTTGATCCTGGGCGGAACACTGACCAGTCAGGCCGATGGCAAATCATCGACTAATGCGCTGGGTAAAGTACATGACCAGGCACGTCGCGAGATTTTAACCTCGGACGCTAAGCAGCTAGCGGCGACCTTAACCCGTGACTTGCTGTATCCCTTGCTGGTGTTAAACGGTAACCAGATCACCGACCCACGCCGTATGCCGCATTTAGTCTTTGATGTGCGGGAAGAGGAAGACTTTAAAATGCTGGCCGACGCTTTGCCTAGTCTGGTCGATATGGATGTGCCAGTGCCACTGGCCTGGGTACAGCGCAAACTGTCTATCCCAGCGCCACAAGGAGAAGAGCCCGTGCTGTCGCGTTCGGTACCAACCCAGCCAGTCGCACCGGTTGCTGGTGAAAAACCGTTCAGAAAAACTGGCTTAAGCATACTATCCGCCTTAATGGCCAAGCAGCTAGGCGACCCCTTTCCCGATCAAACTGCGATTGATGCAGCGGTCGATGTCTTAACGCCTGCCAGCTTGCAGCAGCACAGCGAGCAGATGCTGTCGGGTATCCTGGAGCAATTGGGGCAAGCTACTGATGACACCGAGGCATTAGGCATCTTGGCCGAGGCTTTCCCTAATATGGATGTCAGCGACATGGCGGAGGTGTTGGGCAACCGACTGTTTATCGCCAGGCTAGTCGGGATGTTCAGCGCTCAGCAAGAAGCGCAGAGCAATGGCTAACTCATTGATTAACTCAATGGCTAAGCTAAGTTCTGCCCAGATCCTCTCCTTATTCGGGATGGCACCAGCCGCTGCGGTCGCCTACCTGGAACAAAAGGGCTTACGCATTACGGGTGACTGGCATGAGATGCTCAATGAAGAGCATGCGGCCGCCTTCACTGTAGCCAACTGTGCCAAGCTTGATGTGCTGCAAGACCTGTTTAAGGGCATTGTGGACGCCACCAAAAACGGCAGCACCGAGCGCGACTTCATCAAACAACTCACGCCACTACTGCAAAGTAAGGGGTGGTGGGGTAAGGAAATGGATGCGGACGGCAATGTCACTCAACTAGGCAGCCCGCGCCGGCTACAAACCATTTATCGCACTAACTTACAGTCGGCCTATATGTCGGCGCGCTACCGAGAGATGGTGCAAGGGGTTGCCTCTCATCCTTACTGGAAATACATTTCTTTATTAGATGGTAAGACCCGCCCCAGCCATAGGAGTATGAATGGCCGCATCTTTAAATGGGATGATCCAGTCTGGCAATTTGTCTTTCCACCGAACGGCTATAACTGCCGCTGCCGCGTGGTCGCCATCTCGCAGCAGAGTGTGGACAAAGACAAGCTTGAGATAGAGGACAGCACTGGGCGTATCCTCAAAAAAGAAGTGCAGATCGGTAAAGACGCCGATGGCAATCCCCTTTTTAGCGATGTTATGGGCATCAAGTTACCTACCACGGGTGACAAGTTCATTACCCTGTTCACTGACCCGGGCTTTGATGTCAACCAGGGCATGGCAGCTACCGAGCATGCCGCCCGTCTCTTTGCCAATAAACTAGAAAAGGCCAGTCCCTCCATTGGTACCCCAGCTATGACGGCGGCACGCGATTGGCTAATGCCGCAGCTTACTAAGGAATATGCTAACTGGGCTAGTGGCGTCATAGAATCAAAAATAGCTAGGAATGGATCACGGGTAGTCGGTGCTATGACATCTGAAGTATTAGCGGGCATTCGCGCTGCTGGCATAGAGCCAGTATCGGCAGCAATTACTCTGCGTGATGCCGAGTTGTTGCACCTGGTACGTGATTCCAAGGCTTTGCGCAATGCAATGCTATCGCAAGAAGAGATATTACAACTACCCGATTTATTGTCTAAGCCTACGGCAGTCTTGTGGGATGCAGCAGATCAAGCCTTGATTTATTTACTCGATACGCCGGGGCAAACTAATAAGGTCGTGATCAGGGTGAACTATACGGCCAAGATTAATAATGAGGGGCGACGTAGTATGGGGGTGATAAATGGTATTCGCTCGGCCGGCCGTGCTGAGGTAAGTGACTTAAAACAATATATTGTAATTGAAGGGAATCTCTAGGAAGAGGAGCACTTTGTGTAAGGGTTGGATTTGAACCAACGTCAACGGAGTTCGGAGGAAGGTAAATGCTCCTGGTATTACCTTCCTCTTTATGAATACCGCCCCTTCTACCTGAATTGGGCTCTACTCACACAAAGCTAAAATTATTATAGCAAGGATTTACATGTCCATCAAACTGAGCATCGAAGTCAACGAGGGCGGCATTGAGGCTAAACTCAAGCAATTGATCGCCAGCATGAGCGACCTCTCACCGGTCATGCACAACATCAGTCTGACTCTGCAAGAGCAGACAGAACAAAACTTTACTAAAGGGGGTATGCCCACCTGGCACCCGCTGGCGAGCACCACCATCAAAGAGCGTAGCCGCCATGGCACGTGGCCAGGGCAAATTTTACAGCAGAGCGGTCAGCTAGCGGCCTCGGTCACTACTAGTTCTGGGCGGGACTTCGCCCAGATTGGCACCAATAAGGAGTATGCCGCCATTCATCAGTATGGTGGAGTGATTCACCATAATGCCTATTCACTTATCCAACATCTACGCACCAATGCCAAGGGTGATTTGCTGCGCCAGGGGACTGAAGGTAATCTTAAAAATCTGGCAGTGTTTGCTAAGCCCAGTCACAAGCGGGTAAAGAAAGTGATTGCAGAACATCCGGCACACGATGTCACTATGCCTGCGCGCCCGTTTATGCCGGTCGATGCCAATGGTAAGCTCAGTCCTAGCGCCTTAGAAGCCGTCATGCGTATTTTGGATGCGGCATTCGAGCAATAGGGTGTGTTTTAGTTTACAGCCCCGCCATGGCAAAAATGAATCGTGAAACGTTAATTCGTACGCGATTAATCTTTTCATAGCGTTAAACGGGCGTTAAATCGCCTGTAAATGGCATACCCACCGTCAACACTCGTTGCCGTTTGTATTAAATGCGCTGTTTAGCTGCATTATCTAGTGCAGCATCTCACTGAAGCCCATCCACTCGTTGCCTAGTTTTTGTCGCTGCACACTAGCGACATGTCTAAAAAAATCCTTCCCAAATCCAAAATCGGTACTGCAGTTGCGGCACTGTCGATACAGATTGCTGACCGTAGCGGAAAAGAGATCCAATTGTTGCCCGCTGGCCGCTTTCAATCCGTCGATGGCCGCCCGGCCTCTATGGCCGCGTGTAGCGAGTGGGTGATGGATGCCGCCAATGCACAGGAACTGATCGCCGCAGCGGCCGCCCGCAGCAACCCGGCTGTGATCGATTACGAGCACCAAACCCTGATGAAAGACAAGAACGGCCAACCAGCTCCAGCTGCTGGCTGGTTCAAGACGCTGGAATGGCGTGAAGGTGTGGGTCTGTTTGCCACTGACGTGGAATGGACGCCCGCTGCCGCCCAACAGATACTGGACGGCGAATACAAGTTCATCAGCCCGGTGATCCGCTTTGCGCCAGATACCGGCCGCGTGACTGGATTGAGCATGGCGGCACTGACCAATTATGCAGGGATAGACGGAATGGCGCAGGCCAGCCTGGTCGCGATGTCTTCCCATTTCTTTAACAACGAAGTACTTGATAACCCTTTAGAGGACACATCCATGAATGCATTATTAGCCGCACTACTCAAAACCCTAGGCCTGGACGACAAGGCCGATGAAGCCAAGGCGATCGCCGCCTTGAATGCTTTTGTAGCCAAGGCCACGCTAGACGCTGACACGGCCACCGCACTGTCGGCCAAAGCCGACGCCGCACCGGATCCGGCCAAGTTTGTACCGATCGCCACAGTGACAGCGATGCAGACGCAACTCTCTGCTTTGTCTATCCAGGTCAACGGTGACGCGGTGACTAAAGTGCTCAATGAAGCGCGTGCCGCAGGCAAGGTCATCCCTGCCATGGAAGCGCATCTGCATGCCATGGGCATGAGTGACCTGACCGCCCTGACCAAGTTTATCGAGACGCTGCCCGCGATTGCTGCCTTGGCTGGCACGCAGACCCAGGGCAAGGCGCCGATCGACGTGAACGCCGCTTTGTCGGCTGAGCAAAGCGCCGTCTGTAAAGCGCTGGGCTTGACTGAAGACGACTATAAAAAGTCGCTGGTCGCAAAGGCTTAAATCGCCGAGGCACGCAAGCAACCCATCCCCACCCCGGCCCTCCTCTTGAAGAGGAGGGAGTAACGCTAGTTTATTTAACGCTTAGGAGTACATCATGACTGCAGCAATCGCAGACCGCAACACCATCCGCCGTGACGGCTCGGTATTTGAATTTGCCGTTAAGGCAGCCACCAAAATATTCGCAGGCACGATGGTGGCCATTGATAGCGCTACCAATCTGGCGATACCAGGCAAAACCGCTACCGGCCTCAAGTCGGTGGGCGTTTGTCAGGCATTTACCGATAACAGCGCGGGTGCTGATGGCGACATCAAGGTGCGCCTGTTCCGTGGTCCTGAAACCTTGTTTCGCATGGCTAATTCGTCTGCCGGTGATTTGATCGCCTTGGGTGACATCGGTGCCGACTGCTACATGGTCGACGATCAAACAGTCGCCAAGACCAGTGCGACAGCCACCCGTAGCATCGCAGGCAAGATCCGCGATGTCGATAGTGGTGGCGTCTGGGTTGAGTTTTAAGCTCGCCACAGCTAATTGCTAATAGCTAGCTGCTAGCTGCTAGCAGGCAACACGTTTTACCTTATTCACTTATTTTATGGAGTACGTATGATTATCAATCAAAGCAATCTTGCAGCGCTGATGGTGGGCTTCAAGATGATTTTTCAGAAAGCCTTTGAAGGCACCCAATCCGACTGGAATAAAATCGCCATGTTGGTGCCGTCCACCACGGCCAAAGAAGTCTATGCCTGGCTGGGCCAGACTACCCGCTTTCGTGAGTGGATCGGGGATCGTCAGATTCAAAACCTTGAATCGCATGACTTCAGTATCAAGAACAAGCCGTGGGAAAACACCGTCGCAGTCAACCGTGATGCCATCGAAGATGACACCATTGGACTGTATACGCCGATGCTGGCGCAATTGGGGCAAGACGCCAGGCAGCACCCGGATGAGCTGGTATTTGCCTTGCTAGCCGCTGGTTTTGCTAGTCTGTGTTACGACGGCCAATACTTCTTTGATACGGATCATCCTGTCAAAAATGCGGATGGAACTATCAGTTCGGTGTCGAATTTTGGTGGGGGTTCAGGTGCAGCATGGTATCTGTTAGATACCAGCAAAATGGTCAAGCCACTCATCTACCAGGTACGTAAAGACTATAACTTTGTCTCTATGGACAAAGAGACCGACGACAACGTGTTTAATCGTAAAGAGTATGTGTACGGTGTCGATGCACGCAGCAATGTCGGCTACGGTCTCTGGCAGATGGCGTATGCCAGCAAGAACACGCTCGATGCCACGGCCTACGGTGCCGCCCGTGCCGCCATGATGAATCTGAAGGGTGACAACGGCAAGCCCTTAGGTGTGCGCCCAACGCTGTTGGTGGTACCTCCAAATATGGAGAAGCAAGCGCTGGAACTCTTGCAGGCCGAGAAGAACGCCAACGGCGCCACCAACATCTACCAGAACACCGCGCAGTTGCTGGTGACGCCTTGGCTGTCTTAATCCAGCAATAAAAACGTAGGGTGGGTTAGGCGCAGCCGTAACCCACCGTCGCTGCAAACAATATTCATTATTTCAGGAGCCTCCCATGGCAAAAATTACCGCACTCCGTGTCGTCAGCAAAAAAGCGAGCTTTCGCCGCGCTGGCTTTTGTTTCAGTGCTGAGCCGATCGACATCCCTGTCTCCGACCTCAGCAAAGCGCAACGTACCGCCATCGAAGACGATAGCTCTTTAGTGTCGTACGAGGTAGAAGTTGAAACAGAAGCAGAAGCAGAAGCAGAAGCAGAAGCAGAAGCCGCCAAGCCAGCGGCCAAAGCTGCCACGGCCAAGAAATAAGCCATGAGCTATTGCACTAAATCAGATTTGGTTACGGCCTTTGGTGAGAGAGAGTTAATCCAAACTACGGACCGTGCCTATGTCTCTGTCATTAACGATGAGGTGTTAAATGCCGCCATCGCTACCGCCGAAGCTGAAATCAATATCTGGTTAGAAGGCCGCTACCGGCTGCCTCTCTCTACTGTGCCGGAGATCTTGCGTCGCATCGCCATGGATTTAACGCGTTATTACCTCGCCGGTGATATTGAGCCAGATCATCATGTCGCGATCCGGTATCAGAATCAGGTAAAGCAGCTACGCGCTATCGGCAAGGGAGAGGCATCGCTAGGATTAGACAACGGCGGTGCCGTGACGGCCGCCAGCGATACGGTGCAAATCGCCGTTGGCCGCAATGACTTTGGCGATAGGAGTACATGGTGAGCATGGTATCGGATGACTACCTGGTATTGGAAGACTTACTGGTCGCCCGTATCAAAGACGCTATGCCAGAGCTAAAGGCGGTCATGACAGCGATGGATCTGTCTGGCGTGCAAGCGATGCGTCAGCTTGAACCTGCCGCCCATGTAATCTACCTGGGCGACACCGTCGGTGAAGGCAGTAATTCGCAAGGCGGTGCAGGCGCGGCCCAGGTGGTCGCACAGCAATGGATGGTCGTGCTCGTGGTGAAATTTGCCGGTACCGTGAGCACTGGCCATGGCAATAGAAAAATTGCAGGCCCACTCATCGCTAAGTTACTCAAGGCGCTCTGTGGCTGGCAACCAGCCGCACCTATGACAGCGCTACGCCGCACGCATGCCCCCAAAGTAGGCTATGACAATGGCTTTGCCTATTACCCGTATGCATTTAAAACCACCCACGTCCTCTTGGGCAAACCTTAGGAAAATCATGAGCAACCAAAATCCCGTGACCGTCATATTGAAGTCTAACCACACACATGAGAATGTTAAATATGACAAGGGCAGCATCTTAGAGGTGCATCCTTTGGATGCAGGCTGGCTGATTAGCCAGGGCATCGCCGAAGTACAGCATCCGGAAGCGGAAGCCAAGAAAAAATAACAGCGAGATTTAACGCTCGTCGTCCCACTCAACCAGGAGTTAACATGACTACAAAGTATTTATTAGGACAAGGCAAGGTTTACATCGCCAACCGTGATAGCACAGGAAAGCCTAAAGCGCAGCGCTGGTTAGGCGATGTATCAGCCGCCAAGTTTGGCATGAAGAGCACGACCGTAGAGCATAAGGAGTCGTATTCAGGTCAGCGCGCTACCGCTAAAAAGATCGTTACCGGAAAAGAAGCGACCTTCGACATGACTCTGATGGAGATCTCGCAAGAAAATCTCGCTTTGGCCTTGTATGGCAAGAGTACCAGTATCGCCAGCGGTTCTGTCACGGGAGAGGTCTTGCCTTTGGCCTTGATTGCCGGAGACCGGGTCTCGTTGAAATATCTGAAAGTCTCAACCGTCGTCATCACGGATTCAACACCAGTGACGCCATTAACGGTGAGCCCAACTAAATATGATGTCGATCTCGACTTTGGCGCGATCACCTTTAAAGATGTGGCTGGGCTGGTTCAACCGTTTAAAGTGGCGTATATGCATGCTGCCCTGGATAACGTCTCGGTATTTACCGCGCCGCAACCCGAAGTGTTCTTACGCTACGAGGGGATTAATCTGGCCGAAGGGGGCGCGCCTATCGTCTTGGAACTGTACAAGCTCAACACTGAACCGCTGAAAGATCTTTCACTCATTACCGACAAGATGGCCGACATGAATATCAGTGCTGCCGTACTGATCGATAGTAGCAAGCCGATAGACGACGAGTTCGGCCAGTTCGGGCGCATCTTACAAGTATCGCCTTAATGCATTAATCCCGCCCGCTGGTTGGTGGGACTATCTCTCCCTGAAGCCCATCCCCTTGGGCTTTTTTCTTTGGCGCGCCACACTGTGAGGACTGTTTTTAACCCCACACAGAAAGCGCGCCATGACTGCCCAAGCCCATACCAACGATAGCGGATTCGAGCAACTCGCTGCCGTCATCCCCCTCGATCGCAGCTTAATCATGGCCGGGGTGACTATCCCGATTCGCCAAATCAAACTCGGTAGTCTGCCGGCCGTGCTGATAGCAGTACAGCCCTTGCGCCATATGCTGAGCTTGCGCGATGAAATCGATATCGCATCTTTATTTATGCTGCATGCCGATGAGTGCTTGCAATTACTCACGGTGCTGTCTGGGCAAAACCGCCGCTTTATTGATGATCTGGAAATCGACGATGGCGTGATTCTGCTGACTGCTTTGCTAGAGGTGAACGCGGATTTTTTTATCCGCCAAGTCCTGCCGAAGCTGACAGGCGCGCTGGCTCTGATCGCGGACAAGTTACACGCAGCGCCAACGCCTGGGCACAGTCACTCCAACTCTTAATTGAACACGGCCACAGCCTGCCTGACTTAATGAACTATACCTGGGGGCAGTTTGTGGCGTTTTCAAAAGCGCTGCAAGAACGGCAACAGCAGCAAAGGCGCGAGCACTTCACTTTAAGTTTTATCGCTAGCCGTGGCAGTGAAGAGAGCGTTAAACAATGCCTTAAAAGTATGGAGTAATAGGAAAACCCATGTCTGAAATCGCGCTAGAACTCAAAATCAAGGCCCTTGTGGAGGGCATGGCCAATATTGCCAAGCTCGCTAATGAATTGCGCGGCACTGGCACGGCGGCTAAAGAGACGGCTGAGGAGTCAGAAGCGGCTGCGAAAAAAACCGATGCAGCCTATAAAACGCTGGGAATCCGCGCGTTTAGCGATGTGCGTGCCGAGATTGCTAAAGTGGGAGCGGCCTATCAGCATTTAGCCAGTAGTGGCACGCTGTCGGCGAGAGAGCAAACTTTAGCCGCGCAAACCACTAAAGATAAAATCGCCAGCTTGAATCAAGAGATGAAGGGCGTGCAATCGACGAGCGACACGGCTGGGCGTGGTATGTCTGGCTTTGCGGGGTCCATGGAGGGAGTAGTGGCGGGCTTGGTCTCGATCGGGACGGCAATTGCCGGCATCAAGAAAGCCTCTGAGGCGGCGCAAGAGTTGGATCGGATACAAAATGCCTTGAAGGCGGTGACGGGATCCGGCGAGGCCGCCGCCAAAGAATTTGCTTTTGTAAAAGAAGAATCGAATCGGCTCGGCCTGTCTTTACAAAACGCCGCCAAGGATTACACCGGCTTAAGCGCAGCCACCAATGGAACAAATTTGGCCGGCGAGCAAACGCGCGCCATGTTTACTTCGGTAGCGCAAGCTTCGACCGTGCTCGGGCTCTCGGCTGAGCAAACTTCGGGCGCGCTGAATGCGATCCAACAGATGGTGAGCAAGGGCACGGTATCCGCCGAAGAATTGCGCGGGCAATTGGGTGAACGTTTGCCTGGGGCGTTTCAGATTGCTGCACGCTCTATGGGCGTGACCACCGCTGAACTGGGGCGCTTGTTAGAAGCCGGTGCGGTAGCCAGTGATGTATTTTTACCAAAGTTTGCCGCTGAACTGAATAAAACCTTTAGAGATGGCCTGCCTGGTGCGGTTGGTTCTGCCAGCGCTGAATTTAATCGACTCAGCAATGCGATTTTTGAGACGGCGGCGGCGGTCGGGCAATCTGGCTTAAACAAGGGCTTGGCCGAGGCGGCTAGCCTGTTGCGCGATAAGTTAGCCGACCCGAAGGTACAAGAAGGCTTAAAGGCGCTGGGTAAGCTGATCGGTGATGTGGCCATAACGCTAGTGAAGATGGGTAGTGAGCTTGCCACCATCGCGGGCGTGTTGGCTGGTGGCGCGATGTTTAGCCGTGCCGCTGCTGAGGTGGGCGTGCTGACAACGAGCATGAATGCCTCTCAACTGAGCTTTGGCGGCGCGACGGGGGCGCTGCGTGGCTTGGCGCTAGGCCTAGCAGCACTGACCCCCTACATCACCGCGTTTGTGGTTTTTTATCAAGCGGTGAAAGCCGCCTCGGTGGCGATTGTGGAGCATGTGGAAGCTAACCGCAAGCTCAACGATGCCGAAAAAAAACGCGTGGTGGAACTGCAGGTACAGATTACTAAGCTCAAAGAAAAAGCCGAAGCGCAGAAGAGCGCGGCGAACATTGAGATTAAATCGGCGCAAGAGATTTTAGCGCTGACACCGGCACAGCTGGCGGCATATAAGGCACAACTAGAAGCGAAGAAAGCGCTAGAGTTGGTTGAGCTGGGCGTGGCACTGCGCAAGCAAGAGCTGGCCAAGCTGCTAGAGCAAGAAGCGATAGGCACGGGCAAGAGCAAAGATATGATTGCTCTTCATGCTGACACTGCTAAATTAGCGGGGCAGATGACGCAAGAATGGGCGGGCAAAATAGGCGAGACCAACACCGCCTTACAGGCTTTAACGGGGGGCGTAAGTGCAACGAGCGGCAGTGTGAGCGATAAGTTAAGCCCTGCCGTGAATAAACTATTAGCCGAGTTTGATGCCGCGATTGCCAAAAGCTCGGATGTGGCGAGCGCGTTAAAGAAAATGTTTGAGGGCTTTAACCCGGATAACTTAGAAGGCGTAAAAACGCTACTCGCTACGTTTGAACAGATAGAGAAGAAAGGCGGTGCCAGCGCCCGGCAAATTAGCACGGCGTTTGCTACCGAGTTTAAAAATCTTGATTACGCGGGCTTAATCCGCCTGCAAACCGTGCTCGATGGCACTGGCAAGCAAGGCAGCGCGGCAGCTGCGCAAGTGGTTTTGGCGCTGGGCAAAATAGCGCCAGAAGCGCGCACGGCGGGCGATGCGGTCAGCCGCTTAGCGGCCCAGACCCGCGACTTGGCAAAATCAAATCTAGATGTGGCGAAAGCGCATTTAACGCTGGTGCGTGCCGAGATGGAGCTGGGGCGCGCTAAGTTAGACGTGGCGTCTAAACAAAACGCCTATGGTCGCCTGGGCACCGAGCTCGCAAGGCAAGAGTTGGCTTTAGCCAAAACCAATTTAAGCCTGGCGCAAGCGAGGGCGTCCGAGGCCCGCAGCGCGCATGCACAAGCGGTGGCGGCAAATAATGTGATCATTGCCCAGCAAAGACAAATCAATGCCGAAAAGCGCTTGGAATTGGATGTCACCAATCAAGCCGCGATTGAGCAAGCGCGCGCCGCGCAAGACAATACCCGTGCCGCGCAAGAGAGCCTCGATTTAGCCCAGCAAAACAACACGGAACAGCAAGAGCTGGTGCTTAAATTAGAGGAACAAGTGTCACAGCAACAGCTGTTGGTCGATGTGGCCAGAGCCGCCGAAGAGGAAACCCGCAAAATTAAAGACAATATGCAAGGCGCGGCGCAAGAAATCGGCAATGCTGCGCAGAATATGACAAATCTGGCGAACCAATCAAAGCAGGTCAAAGCGCCTGGCAGTGGTGGCAGTGGTGGCGGTGGAGGACGGGGCGGAGGTGGCGGGCGTAACAATAATGACGAAGACGAGGTGGGGAATTTTGTTAAAAATGGTGAGAAAGGCAGTAACTTTACCGATAAAGAGGGCACGGTCTGGAGTAAGAATTTGTCCGGTCAAATGGGCAATAATAAAATGCCAACTGGCACGCAAGAAATCAGCGCCGAGACGAATAAATTTTGGGATTTGCGCGACGGCTTTACCTCGATGACTTCCTTAAAGAAGCAAGACACAGATTTTGTGCTATCGCAATGGGCTGCAGCGCAAGCGAATAAAGAGATTTTAGATAAAGCGCCGCCGGGCGCGTTTAGCTCACCGGGGCGGGCCTCGGTGCTAAAGAGCTATGAAACCGCCAGACGCATGATGGAGCAGCTTGGCTTAAATACCAGTAATGGTGGCACGGCGGGGATTAATGATGGTGCCGGTGGCACCGGTGGCTGGGGCGTGGTTGGCGGCGGCACGGGCGGCTTTGCTGCGCAGCGCGCTACTGGCGCAGATGACCTATTGCAGCAAATCGCGCCCAGCGCTGCGCCTTTGCCAGCGTTTAGCCCGCAACAAGCTATCCCCTCCTCTAAAACCATCACCGTTAATTTTACCAATGACAGCGGCCATCAAGTGCCGCTTACGATAGACGCCAATAATGAGCAAGCCTTACTCGACATGCTCAAACGCGCGAAGGGAGTAGCGGCATGATTTTGCGCCATTTAACGCTAGGGCAAGAGCTCGCGCTGTCGCATGACTTGATCTGGATAGATGAACATGCTTGGTCGCCAGCAGTCGCCAATCTCGAATACAGCTTGACGGGAGCGGTATTGATCGAATACGGAATTCGTCAGTCAGGTAGGCCAATCACGTTACAGCCGCCTGACGCTAGCATGGCTTGGCATACACGAAATGTAATTGACAAAGTACTGGCATGGAGCAGGACGCCAGGACAGAAATATCGTTTAACGCTAGATGATGGACGTAACTTTACCATCCTATTCAGGCATCACGAGTCCCCAGTCATGGAGGCAAAGCCTGTAACAGGACTAGCAAGTTATAGCGAGAATGATTATTGGCAAATAACGACACTGAAATTTATGGAGGTTTAAGAATATGACAATTTTAGAGGGCGACATCAAGTTATTGAAGTCTCAGGTGATGGATGACGTCGACGAAGGCGGGGGGCGCTCAAACGGTGTCGCAATCACCGACGGTGCCAGCAACTCGATCTTTCAGGACGTGTCTGAATTGGATCGCGCTTATGGGCGTGTCAATTTGCGCAAGGCGTTTATATCGGTCGACACACAGACGGTCGACTCGTATTTTGGCGTCAACGTGATTATTTCGGACCCACCGGATGACCCTAAAGTTTCATGCACATTGTTCACTACAAAAGACGGTTTCGATCGACGCACTGACGCGAAGTTCCAACTTGAGTCATACGTTGTCGCGGGACCCTTCGATGCGATGATCCCTTACGGTAAGCAGATTGCGGGACAGCGTGCAATTTTAGCGTATCAGCGAACTGACATCGCAATCCCTGAAGTGGGGCAGGTATTCGCTCTAGGGACTGAAAACGGGACGATCGTTCAGCAATATTTCAGGATTACAGAAATCACGTCCAACATCCAGACTTTCGAAGACATCACCGGCCTATTCACGCGCCGTGTTATGTATATAACCACGTCAGAGAAGTTGCGCTATACGTTCCCTGGTGAAGAACCTCAGCGAATATTTAGTTCAGCACTTTTCCCACAGAGTTCGCGAATTCGAAAAACCTCGGTGGCGGACGCATCGAATTATTACGGAACCCGCCCGATCACTGCGGTACTTACGGGTAGCTTGGCTGTCAAAGCGGATACTATATACACGCCACTGGTCCCGAGTTCAACTGTCGAAACACCTGTCGTTTCTGCACAGGTGGGTGTGAAATCGACAACGATCACATCGGGTGGCCAAGTGACGTACCCGAACAGCGTTTGGTCAGGATCGGCGAGAACGTTATACCTCGGTGGTGGAATTGCCCCCCGGTCGCTCACATTATCTACGGGTGCTGTTGACGCAAACAACCCTAAGACGGACGACGGTGCCGGTAACATAGTGATCCCATCGGGGTCGATCGTCGGTTCTGTCGATTACGCATTGGGCGTGGTCACACCGATCATCAGTTCAGGTGCATGGTCGACGTCTGAGTCTGTGAAATTCACATACGGCGCGGTTCAGCATCAACCTTCGTTCACTGATTCAACCCCAGTGACAATCGGCAATAGGGGTGCGGTACATATCAAGACTTTGAAACCGATACCTGCACCCGGTACGGCCGTTGTCGATTTTATGGCATTGGGTCGTTGGTACCAACTGCGCGATGAAAATTGTGATGGTGTGTTGAGTGGTGACGAACCTGAATTCGGTGTCGGTACGATCAACTACGCTACTGGAAACTTGATGGTGACGTTGGGGGCGTTGCCCGACGTGGGGAGTTCCATCCTGTACGCATGGGGTTCCCCCGTGGATAATCACGTTAGGACTTCGTCTTCAGGACCGTTGTACTCGTCATTCACATTGAGCAAATCCGGATCCGCAAAATCGACAGTATCGGTCGGGGTCGTGATCGGAGGTGTGACGAAAACACTTACCGACTCTGGATCGGGCGCATTATCGGGCGGGGGTATCACAGGGTCGATAAATTACGCGACAGGTGATGTTTCGATCAATGCCGTACCTGACGTATCGTCGTTGTTGTCCGCAACCTACTCTTACGGATCAGTTGCTACAGGTGTCCCGACGGTGATGTCTGAGACTTTCACAGACATCGCGCGGGAAACCGATACCAAGATCAAATTACATACGACATCCGGATCGCCACTGGTGCCCAATACAGTTCGACTTGAGTGGTCTGCAGTACGATCAGCGGCGGTATTCGGTGACAGGTCGTCCGACACATACTTGATAAAGATCGAAGACGACGGTGTCGGCAATCTTAAAAAACCTGACGGTGAAGTGATAGGGACCGTCAACTACACAACGGGTGTCCTACTATTCCAACCTAAAACTAGGGTACTTATCCCTTACCCTAATTTCACGACAACGCTCATATATCTGGGAAACAACGTGTTACCTGGTGGGTCAACATACAACGGCACTATGACTTCGAGTTTGGACACTGACGCGCTATTTCATACTGATTTTAGAGTCAAGTACCAGACTGCGCAGAGTACGTCGACACTGAGTCAGACGACAGAGAGTGTTACGCCGACGTTAAGATTTAAATTAGTCGCGAACGCTAACGAACCTGTCGTTCCAGGTAGTGTTGTGTTTAAAATTGGGACGACACGGTATATCGACAGATCGGGCACTATCTATCGCGATGTGTCGCCAACCACCGGCGCGGGCACACTCGCGGGGGCAATCGACTACGTTACAGGTATTGTGACGCTCACATCATGGGTGAGTCACGCAACAATGACTGTGGTAGTGGACTCGTGCCTAACGTTCGTGAGCGACCGGGGTGCGGTGAGTGCGATGTTCAGAACTGCGGGCGCACCCATCCGACCATCGAGTTTATACATCCAGGCGACAGCTATTGACGGAACTTTGGTTACAGCAACTTCCGACGAGAGTGGGAACATAGCTGGTCCGTTCGCGCAAGGTTTGATAAAAAACTCAACAGGGGTTGTGACAATAGTGTTCGGATCAATGGTGTCTGCGGCAGGTAACGAATCCGAAAGTTGGTACTCTGCGGCCAATGTCACCGCAGGTCAGATTTTCAAACCGAAGGCTGTTTTGCCCGAAACAATCCGGTATAACGCTGTCGTCACGTCGTCGCTACCACTAGACGCAGCGATCCTTGGTATCGACCCTGTAAGGTTACCGTCCGACGGTCGTGTGCCGATCATTCGCAAGGGGGATATGTGCGTTATTCACCACACTGGAAAGACGACACCTCAAACCGTATCGAATGGGCAGACAGTGAGTGTGGGTCGGACGCGACTATCTAAATTGAGGGTCATCGACAACACCGGCGCCGCGATACAGGCTGGCTTCTCTGCAAATCTTGACGCAGGTACAGTGACATTCACAAGTGTGGCAGGGTACGCGCAGCCGGTGAGGATTGAACATCGTATCGAAGATATGTCGTTGGCGTCCGACGCGCAGATCAACGGTGACATATCGCTCACGCGACAACTGACCCATGACTTCCCAACAGGGTCGTACATCAGTTCAGCACTCGTCATCGGTGACATGAAGTCTCGCGTCAACCTGACTTTTGATCAGGCGACGTGGGACGGTAGGTTCGTCGACGTTGTCAGCGGGTCCGTCGCCAACGGCACGTATAACGACGTTATTTCGCCGATCGAGGTTACAAACAAAGGTGCAATTGCCGAGCGATGGGCAATCCAATTCACAAACACAACGTCGTACATCGTCGTCGGTGAACACGTCGGTCAGATTGGGTCCGGAAACACAGCGACCGACTGCGCACCCATCAACCCGTCAACCGGCGCGCCGTACTTCACGTTGCGCGCGATTGGTTGGGGCGCTGGTTGGGGCGCAGGGTCGTTGTTGCGGTTTAACACTATCGGTGCGATATACCCTGTTTGGATAACGCGAACGATACAGCAAGGTGCTGCGACGCTGCAGGATGACTCTTTCACAATTTTAATTCGCGGCGATATCGATCGTCCGTAATCAAGGAAAAAAATGACTTCTCCAGTTGATACAAGTGTTAAATACTGCCATAGCGGTATGGCGGGCGCCCCGGTTGTGAACGGTTCGGCAGGATCGATGATCGCTTTGCTCGACGCTGTCCTCGTGAATGGTTTCGGCCTAGTCACCGTCGAGAGTTTGACGATCTCGTCGGGGGTGGCCACGTGTAACATATCCGCCGAGTCGGGTGCAATCCCTGAAGGTGTGGTGCTAATCGCGGGTGCAACACCGGCCGCGCTAAATGGTGAACAGAAAGTCACAACAATCGGTACGAATAAGGTGATGTTCGCAACCGCACTCCCTGATCAAACCGCCACGGGGTCAATCTCACTGAAGATCGCCCCTGCAGGGTGGACAAAACCATTCAGCGGGGCGAATAAGGCCGTGTATCGTTACCCTGACGTTCAAAGTTCTCGATTTTATTTGCGCGTCGATGACTCATTCCCGAACAACACTCGCGTGCGAGGTTACGAGTCAATGTCAGACGTCGACGCCGGCACAGGTGCGTTCCCTAACGTCGAACAACAGCCGGCCGGTCCGTATTGGCCACGTGCAAATGACAGTAGCCTGACTGCGCGTTCGTGGTCGGTATTCGCAGACGGTAGGGGTGTGATAGTTGCTTTAGCTGCAAATCTGTCGACGCCGACTGCACATAATTGCGTCACGTTCGGCGAATTGATCCCGACCAAGGCGAACGACCCGTTCTGTTGCATCTTGAACGCACATCTTTCCGATGAAACTCAAACTACGCAAATCGGTGCTGGCGCGTTATTCCGGTCTATCGCAGATGTGTACGAACACTCGGTAAGTATTGTGAGATCAGTCACCGGGGTCGGGTCGGCAATCGCGTGCGCAAAATACTTCCCCGTCATCAACTGCAGGGCGCAGAACTACATTTCAGGTGTGACAGGCGGTATCACCTACCCCAATTCGGCCGATGGTGGTATGTATTTGTCGCGAGTGCATGTTACGCAACAGGGTATGGTGTTCAGGGGTGTCGTACCTGGTATTTACCCGGTGGCGATGGACATCCCTGCAGGTAACTTTTCAAACCGTCAGTTGATACAACCTGTTGAGGGTTTGCCGGGTCGAAAATTAGCTGTCGTCGTCAATTACGGGTCGGTGGGTGGTTCACCCTGCACCAACCCTACGACGGTCGATGTAACGGGCCCTTGGAGGTAACATGACTGATCCATACGCTTCGGCGGTAGTATTACTGTTGCCGTTCGTCATAGGCGACGACTCAAATAGGCCGATTGACAAAAGTTCATACGGGCGTTCGTTCAGCTCAGGTGGGATGTCGCTGTCTACGTCGCAATACAAATGGGGCGGCGCGTCAGGTCGGTTCACTGGTGAAGTTCAGGCGGCGATGACAGGTGCCACGGTGGGTAGTTCCGACTTCACCGTTGAAGCCTGGTTCAAGTTAGACGCCAACTCGACAGGCAGTCAGTTTATCCTAGCGACAGGTAACGCAGGTGGTCGAGGGTGGGACATAGGGATCAACAACAGTTCGTGTTTCTTTCAGTTCAGCACAAACGGTTCCTACCAACCTGAAAATTCGATAGTCGGTTCATCAAGGGACGTTGCTGCAGGGGTATGGAACCACATAGCATTTGTGCGCCACGGGAACATGCTGTCACTGTATCTCAACGGTACCCTTAATTTGTCGAAAGCCCACACGGGTGTGATTTTTGATGCGAACACGATCAGGATCGGCAACATCGATTTCGGTTCGCAGTTCATCGGCTACATGGACGACATCCGCGTCACATACGGCGTCGCCAGGTACACGGCAAACTTCACACCCCCTGAAGGTTTCTCGGCAGAAGCGCCTATTGTCGTGGTCTACAAGGTTCTTCAGCATAGTTTTTGTGGATACAAGACACCCGTCAACTTCAATTTAAGTGCGAAGGTGACTGAGTTGATGCCCCCTATTCTCGACGCGATATACGGCGGACGAGGTGTGATATCGGGGGCTGTTAGCGAAAAAGGTACACCTGACCACGCTGTTTCGCGCATAGTCCGACTTCACCGGAAAATCGACGGGGCGTTGGTCAGGACAACGTGGAGTGATAATTCGGGTCAGTACCTTTTTAAAGGTGTCGCAATAGAACCGTACTATGTTGTTTCACATGACCACTCTGGCAATTTTAATGCCGTAATTAAAGACAGCATCGTCCCCGAGGTGATGGTATGACACTAGCTTTATCATCGCGACACAAACAAGTTGTGTCCGCCGCACGTATGAGTGATATTGATTCTGCAGCGTCGCCAGGGAAAATCATTTTGTACTCAGGTACCAGACCGGTCGCACCCGGCGACGTTTGGCCAGGGGTAGTGGGGACAATCGTTCTCAATCGCCCGTGCGGGAACGTCGATGCAACGGGGTTACATTTGACAACCCCACAACCTGCGCAAATGCTTTCTGCGGGTCTTATCCGGGGTGCGCGCATTACCGACGGTGATGGTAATTTTGTCATGGATGGTGATGTGAGGTTGATCACCGACAGCGACGTTTCCATCGCGGACTTCATTATTGACATTGCTCAAGTTTATGCAGGGTCGTTTGTCAACTTGATAGAAGCGTCAATCGCCGAAGGGGGTTAGACAGGTGACGGATGTGAACCTTAAATTCGACGCACCCCTGATCACAACACACCCTGTAAATCTAGTATTCGGTGGGCAGCTGGTTGAGGTTTCAGAGTCGAAGTTACGTCTGCAATCGACAATCCCTTCACCGAAACTTTCGGCGGGGTTGGGTCGGGTCAGGGTACTTGCGATGTCGGCGACACTACCTGTCCCCAAAATGACGTCTATGGTCAAGTATGACAACGCTGTTTATCGGGGTCCGGGGGGCAGATCGTCGTCAGGATGGACACCTTCGGATGCGTCGTCGGTCGGCATATCCGAAGTGATGTCACATCCTTTACGTAACGACGCACCGTTGTCGATTGAATGGAGTGTGTCTGAACAGAAATCATCGGTCACACAGATTATTTTGTGCGATGCGCAAAGAACGCAGCGTGGCGACAAATCGGGGTGGTCGGATGCTATCGCGTCTAAAACCTCGTCGTCAACTGTGTTTTCAGAAATGCTCAGATCGACGAGGTTGTATGTACGTGAGTTGACAACTGATGGTGTAGGTCGCAGATCAATTTCAAATTCGAGTTACGGTGATCTTTACAGATTCCCACGAACGAGTTCGTCGACCACTTGGTCAGAAACAAGTCACGTTACGATCGACCGCGAGTCGTTATCTGGTGTGGCCAATCCACTACCCGGTGTGACTCAAGCGTATTGGCAATCCGGACGGAAACCACCGCCGGGTAAGTCAGTTGCACCCCCGATAACACCACCCGGCGACGGATGTTACACACCACCTGTCGGGTCGAAGGTCGATCTACTGTTTTCAGAATTGTTCTCAACAAGTACCGATTTACTTTTCAAATGCGAAAACTATGTTGCCCCTCCTGATGCGGCAATCATAATACCTATATGGAGATCTTATATTGTGATGAATGACGTACATCTGAAACGTGTAGAGGGGAATCACGATTTAAACGCCACGTCTCTTAGTTTAAACATCGACATGGATAGTTGGACCTGGGGCTTTTCAGCATCTTTACCCGCATCTTCTTTGTCACTAGTCAAGCCAGGTATGTCCGGTGACAAAGTGCTGCTAGTCGCGAGTATTAACGGTAACGACTACCTGCTATTGGCCGAAGGTATTCAAAAAAATAGGTCTTTTGGTAAATCTTCCATTACGGTAACAGGTCGAGGCCAGTCTGCTGCATTAGCTGATCCGTATAGTCAGATACTTAGCTTTTCCAATACGATAGACAGAACTGCACAGCAGTTAATGAATGATGCCTTAACGATAAATGGCGTTCCGTTAGGGTGGGCAGTTGATTGGCGAATTGATGACTGGCTGGTTCCAGCTGGGGCATGGAACCATCGAGGAAGCTATATGTCAGCAGTGACTGCTATCGCTGCAGCAGCGGGTGCCTTTGTGCAACCAGACCCAGTGAATAAAATATTGCGCATACGTCCCCGCTATCCAGTTAAACCGTGGGAGTGGAATGCGGCAACGCCAGATCTACAATTGCCGTCTGCAGTGGTCGTCAATGAATCCATTGCCTGGGTCGATAAGCCTGCTTATAACGCCGTCTATGTGAGCGGAGCGACCACGGGTGGTGTGCTTGGACATGTTAAACGTACCGGGTCAGCCGGTGATTTGGTTGCCCCTATGGTTACCGATGCCCTGATTACCGATGCGATAGCAGCGCGCCAGCGCGGTACCTACATATTGGCAGATACCGGAAAAATGGCTCAGTATTCGCTTAGCCTACCGGTATTGCCTGAGACCGGTATTATCATCCCTGGAACGATGGTGCGTTATGTTGATGATGGCCCTATCATCGGCATCATCAAGGGCGTTTCTGCAAACGCCAGCACGACTAATTTGCGTCAAACAATTGAGGTGCAAACCCATGGCTAACTTATATCGCATCTTTAAAGACTTGATTCCCGATGCGCCGTTGCTAGTTGGTACTGTTTTGGCGTTACGGGTTGGTGGCTGCTTAATATCTTTGCCGGACGGTAGCCATATCACTGCTCGTGGCACAGCTACGATAGCGCAAAAAGTGTTTGTGCGAGATGGTGTGATCGAAGGGCCAGCACCTGATTTAACGGTATTTAGCATCGACATCTAGGCCACAACGTCCACTCCCCCTGAAGCCCATCCCCTTGGGCTTTTTTTACGCCCTCAGTAAACTCAATAACATCAATGATGGTTTAAGTCATCGTAATAAATAAATATTTGATATGAATTAACTGCTAGACCCGTTGAATAACACTTATTGATCTTGATACAGCAAGGGAGGAGGAGAAAAAGGGGAGCGTTATTATTATCAGCATTGATGGAGACAAGGTATTTGATGCTCCGTGTTGCGCCGATCACTAAGCACTAATCCACCAAGCCCGCCAAGCACGGGTTTTTTACAAAGGATCAAAAATGGACAACCAGCACAAAATAATCAAAGGGTATCGAGATTTAACGCAGGCTGAAATCGACGTAATGAACAAGGCAAAAGAAAAGGCTGCCGAAGTAGGCGCATTAATTGAAGAGTTGAAAGTAATGCCAGGTATCGATCAGCGCTGGGTGGCCATTGCGACCACTGATTTGCAAAAGGGTTTCATGTCCCTGGTACGCGGTATCGCACAGCCGACCACGTTTTAAAAAAGAACAGAGCGACCGGAGCGATGCGTCAACACCGTTCCGGCCATTCGATTGCAGCATATACCTGCGCACAAACCAAGGCTCTGCCACCCCGTACGGAGGCGGCGAATCTTAGCACAGGGGCGTTAAATGCAGGTCATCCGCTGTGGCAATTGCCACAAAAAATTAGCAGAAGGTGAATATCGTCGACTCAATATCAAATGTCCGCGATGCCACACACTCAATCAGTTGAGCGCCGAGAGCGCCACCCCAGAACGCCTTAGAGCGTCATTTGAAACAAACGACAATGACGAATCCCATCATCCCGTGGCTGGGCGGCAAGCGCCGCTTAGCCGACAAGCTCATACCTCTATTCCCTAAGCATGAGTGCTATGTCGAGGTGTTCTGCGGCGGTGCCGCCCTCTATTTCCTGCGTCCATTTCCAGCGCCTACCGAGGTCATTAATGACATCAATGGCGAATTGGTCAATCTTTACAGGGTGGTGCAGCACCACCTGGAAGAGTTCGTCAGGCAGTTTAAGTGGGCGATCAGCAGCCGCCAGATATTCAAGTGGCAAAAGGATACCCCGCTGGAAACCCTCACTGACATCCAGCGTGCTGCCCGCTTCTATTACTTACAGCAACACGCCTTTGGCGGCAAAGTCAGCGGCCAAAACTTCGGTACCGCCACCACCGGCTCACCGATTAACCTGTGTCGCATAGAAGAAGCACTGAGCGCCGCTCACCTCAGATTGTCGGGTACCTATGTGGAAAACCTAACATGGCAAGACTGCATGAAGCGCTACGACAGGCCGCATACATTCTTCTATTGCGACCCGCCGTACTGGGAAACCGAGGGTTATGGCGTTGACTTTGGCTTTGAGCAATACGAGAAAATGGCCGACTTTATGCGTACCTGCAAAGGCAAGGTCATGGTGTCAATCAATGACCACCCTGATATCCGCAAAGCCTTTGACGGCCTGCACATGATGGGGCTAGACATCAAATACAGCGTAGCCAATGCTCACGGCCAAGCCGAGACGAGCAAGGAACTAGTCATCATGAATTGGGAGCCAGGATTCATGGATAGCCTGTTCTAGTCGCGCTGAATAACAATACCCCCCTTACTTTGGTTTGTTTTACATCATAGAATGAAGGCTCGAAAAACAAGTAAGGGGAAAATATGTGGCGTGCTTATAGCATGGAGCCAATCGACCATGGCTGGGAGGGCTTGAGTACGGTAGAAGCGTTTTTAGAGACACTAGCTATTGACGAAGCGCATGCAAAACTTCAGGGGTACATCTCAGAAAAAGACTCAGTAGACTATTTTTTATCCGCGTACAACGAAGCAAAGTCAGCAGCATGCGACCATGGCTGGGAGGGTGAAGTTCAAGGTAAATCGTATGTGTTCTGGCTCCCATTCCCTGGCAGTGGTTCTTTTAAATATGGGTTTGCTTGGAAGCAAAATACTAACGGTGTCACCTTCATAGTTTCACCGGTTAGGCTGCCTTGGCTAGAAAATAGGTCATACGGGGAATAG